CACGTTACCTACATAGGGAGCTGTTAGATATTCAGTTAGTGCTAATACATACGTGGTAGTAGTCAGATACTCTTCCCCTACATTTACATCATACTGGTAGTGACTGTTAGTGGCAATATATGCTGAGGTATTGGTTAGGTTAAGGTCATAGCTCACCTGAGCCTGTAAGAGCTTCGATAGATCTACCTCACCGTAACCTGTGCCATAGGTAGGCATCACCCTGTACTCAGCTATCTTGTTAAGCGTTCCACTCTCATAGATATCAAAGATATACTTAAACCCTTGTAGGTTGTTGTTTGAGCTATCATAGATAAACTTGATAGGGTTGTATGCAGGCATCAGAGGTTGTGCCCTTGCTATGTTAATTATTGCCATACCTATATTATTTTAATTCGTTATTTGTTTTTGAACTCAGCCATAGCCACAGCATAAGCTTGATCTAGTAGCTGAAGGTGCAGCTGCATCCTATCAGGTCTATTGAATACTATCCTCACTTGCTTACCTGTCTTATGGTAGATGTAGGCTTGCACCACTTGTATCTTATGTAGGATATCAGAATGCATAGTACACATCATCAGAATAATACTGCTGCCTTATGTGAGTAGTGGCGTATCTTATTGCATCCATTGCATCATCAAATAGTTTAACAGGCTCATCAGTTATGAAGTCACCTATCTTCTTCCACTTATAGTTCTCATACTCCCTCTTAAGTGCTTTGTGATCCTGGCATATTACTCCGAAGGTCTTAAGGTTATCTATGCCTTTCTTTACCACCTTGTTTGCGTTAAGTACATCATACCCTGCTATATTCATCTCTTGTATTATCTCAGGTCTAGAGTGGTCAGCGAGTATACTAACAGTCTGCTCTATGTTTAGAGTAGCTAGTCTTTCAATCAGCATAGTAGTGGTGAGGTAGCTTTCATATATCACAGGCTCTATGTAGATATCATTATCACAGTAGTATACCCTCATCAAAGCTGTGGGGTGGTTATACCCAAAGTCTAAGCCATACACAAACTTAACAAACTTAGCAGGCCTATGAGCTATGAATGACCAGTTGCTGTAGATGTTACTCTTACTTGTTGCCTTCTCACCTAGAGCATAGATCTGATACAGTGCCTCATCTGTTCTAGCTAGATCCTCTATCTGTGCCTTAATACTATCAGGTAGGAAGGGGTTATCCTTATAGGTGCTCTTTATCTTAATGCTATCCTCAGCAGGTAGCTCATATAACCATGATGCACTATCACTAGGATTATAGTCAAAGATTAGCTTATCCTCAGTTCTCATATTGAGCTGAGTGAAGTCATCAAAGTACAGCTCATTGGCTTCATTGCACCAGGCTATGTCTCTCTTCCTACCCCTTATTTTCTGCTCATTATCTACTGAGAAAAACTCTACCATAGATCCATTGGCAAAGGTGTAAATCTGCTCACTCTTATTATGGTTCTCCTCATTATACAGCCCTATATCCCTGAGGATCTCTATGAAGTCTCTAAGCACTGTAGCACGTAGGGCAGGGAAGGTTTTACGGATAACTGATACTACCTTGTTATTATTCTGCAGGCAGTAGATTATCATGAGCTGGCACAGGCTGTAAGTCTTAGATGATCTACTACCACCCTCGTTTATTATGAACCTCTTATCACCTGAGATAGCCTCATAGTTACGTTCAAAGATTGCAGTCGCTTTTATATCCATAGCAAAGCTACCCCCCTCTCAGAGAGTATATTGTTATTATTATTATTTAACTACTACTACTACTTAACTATAGTAACAGTGATAGCACTTATCTTCTCATCACCACTGGTTACATCTGTGTGCTCTTTCAGTGCATTAATTCTCTGAGTGATGGATGCATTATACTGCCCTACCATTCCACCTTCTATCTGATCCATTCTGATTGCCTCCTCTATGCGTGAGCAGATTGTCGCATACTCAGAATATCTACTATCAGTATTAGCAAAGTAATCCTGCACACTACACTCTTTATCAGCAGCATAAGTTCTAAAACCTACCTGAGTTAAAGGCCTCTCTAATGGTATAGCTGTAGCCTCACCTGTTTTAGTAGATAAGCTGTAAGAATATCTAGGTGATGACTTGCACCACGTTCTATATCCCTCAAATAGCTCCCACATTGCTTCAGGAGTAGGTATGTGTTTAGGTCTCATTATCTATCTGTTTTAATTTTCTACTAGCCCATTCTATCCCTGCATCACCTCCCCAACATAACCACATTAACCTACCACATCCATCACCTAGATCCTTCTGTGAGTTTTCTCTATGACGTTCAAATGCAGCCATTCGTGCTATGGTATCTCTACTTAGGGCTTCACCCTTTGCTAACTGATTAGCTCTAGCTTTACCTACAGCAGTTCCACACTCACCCCATCCATTCTCCTCTGCCCATCTTAATGCTATTTTAGCATTCTCAGTAGCAGCTGCAGGATAATCTGTGTAAGTAGCGAAGGCTAGATAGTATGCTCTAAGGCTATTCACCTTTATCATTCTCCACCCCTTTATACTTTGCCTTAGGAGTGCTCTCTTCAAACAAGTAACCTAAACCTATAGAGGTATAGTACTTATGTTCTTTGGCCATCTCTTCTGTTACCTCTATTGTGGTCTCATAGTTGCCATTGTAGGTAGTGATGTACGTTCCTACGTGTTCAGTCTTTGTTTTCATGTTCGTTTATAATTAAAAATGCATAATAAAATACTATCCATAAACCTGCAGCCCTACTAGCCCACACATAATCTAATGTAAACAGTGCGAAGCCAGTGCTGAGAGCAAATAGCAGAGTAAAAATACTAATAATTTGGCTCAGTCTCATACCTATATTGTAATTTGTTTATGTTTTGTTTCAACTCTTTGATCAGGTAGTATGCTGAGGTGTGAGTAATTCCAAAATAGATAGCCATTGCTCTACTAGTAATATATCCCTTATCAATGTAAGCCTCAAATACTATGAGCTGTATCTTATCTGTTATCTCATTACGATATATCTCTATCAAACCTTTATTAAAAGAGTAGGCTTTATCCTCTCTGAGCTTATGCACTAGATCATCATCATCTGCAGGCTCAGTATTGGGGTGCTCAATGGCTGTTATCTTATCATCTCTATGGCTCTTTGAGGTAGACCATAACACCTGGTACTTAATTGTATTGAGTAGATAACCTTTAACCTTATCAGGATCACCATCTATATTAACCACGTGAAGGTAGGAGTTGTTTATTACAGTATCAGCGTCTATGTAGCTACCCATCTTAGATAGGAAGTAGGCAGTGTATGCCCTCACCTCACCGTAGTGCAGGCTAATGTACTGATCTAAGGCTTTTTTCATACCACGTTTCAAAGTCCTTGGACCATATCCTCCTACGTACTGATGCACAGAAGCATTCTCTAGGTTGTCTACCATCATACTTCTCTTTAATCTTAAATAATTTTATGCAAGAGTGCTTAGTATACCTTGTACTATCAGGCATCTTAGCTATTGCATCCACTATCTCTATCTCAGCTTCTGTAAACATTCTTCAAGTATATAAGCAAGCAGTGCAGCCTGGCAAGCTAAAATAAAATCAAAGGTACAAATTAAAGCAAGCCAAAAAGCCACACATTTAATACATCCTAATGCAGAGTGTATATGTATGGCTATTGGGTACTTTGTGTTATACTTAAAAAAGTAGTCTATAGTTGCTTGGAGTGGCTCAAAATTAACAAACCACCAGGCTAATGGTATAAGGGCTAGTAATATCATGCCCAAATATAGTAATATTATTTAGAATGGCAAATCATCATCCTGCTCATCAGTTACTACTGCAGCTTCAGGTTTAACATAAGGCTCTTGAAATGTAGCACTAAAGTACTTCAAACCTGATTTGCTTTCTTTTAACCATAGAGCTACCTCCATATCTTTACCGTTTACATTCACCTTCCCTTTGTAGTCAGGGTGAGTTTCTGCTGTCTTTTTATCATTTTTGAAGATAGCACCACTGTTGTTCTTAGTTTCCATGTTAATCTTTGTTTAAAATTGTTAATAAATAATTGATAGTCACTACCCACCCCCACACCACTGCAGGGGTAAGCAATATTGTTAGTAGGATAGTCATACTGCACTTAATATTTTGATTAATTCATTAGCATATTCTACAGCTTGCTTAGCTGCAAATTTAGGGCTAATCTTTGGCTGTGATATTATAAGAGCTTGCATAGCTTTCATAGATGCCTTAGCTATTAATTCAGGGTTAATATAATCCTCATCATTATTAGGCAAATTATCCCAAACTTTATCAAAGGCATCATTTAAATTTACATTTTTTAATTTAAAAGTCTCTATGCAATACATCCCATTATCATTTTTTAGAGTATCAGATGATCTATTTTCACTATTATAAGGTAGATGATACAAAAAATCTAATTGATTATCAATTATTAAATACTCATTAATGGACTTATCTCTTTCTAAAAAACATAAATACACCCCATTTTTATTTTTTAATTCCTCATCAGTAAATAAAGTAACATCTGTACTCATTTCTTTGTGGTAAAATTTTAATTTAGGCTTTACACTGTATCCTTTCTTAAAATATTTGGTAAGATACAGTTCAGCATCTGCCCATTTTCCTATCTTCTTTATCATAATTGTGTTATTAGTTGGTTAAAATACTCTCTACATTGTTCTACTCTTAATTTAATCTGCTCTATCACCTCATCATCTCTTTTGATTACAAAGGTCTTCACCCTCTTAGCATCAGGTATATGGTTGAAGCTGTGCTGCTTCTGCACCTGGTCTCTAAGATCTAAACTCTCTTCCATTAGCCCTAACTTGTAGTGTGCACTCTTTACCTCCTGCTCTACTATGGCATGGGGTGTATTGGTTAGGCAGTAGCATAACAGAGCTTCCTGCTTATCACATAAAAATAAATAGCCTTGAAGCTGATAGTAGTAATCTTTGTTAGGGCATTCAGTATCAAACCAAGGGAAAGTGCTACCACTCCATGAGTTCTTTACATCTACTAGCACCTGATCAGTAACCACATCAGGAGTACCTGTTAGCCACTCATTAGTGAAGTTCTCCTCATTCTTAAACAGGAAGCCTTTGTCTATGACATCCATTACAAAGCTGAGGCACATATCCTCACATTCATTACCCTTATCAGTATACTTACTAGTAAACTCTTTACGTATACCATAAACGTGTGCCAGGGCTAAGCCCTGGATATACGTCTTAGTTGTTTGTGATAGCACCTCCCCTTTAGTCTTAGAAGAGGTCATTATCTTACCTATAGCTGAACATCTGATTTTCATATCATAGGGATTAAAAGCAGTGAATTATTTTGTACATCTGTAAGATCGAAGCTATCTTTTAACTTATCTACAGTAAACTTCCCATCTGCTATAGCCTTAACAGCCTCAGCAAATCTCTTTGCATCTATCTTAGGCTTAGCAGTTGTAGCTACATGACCATCATCATCAGTAGATTGAAGAGTGAGCAGGCTTTGGATGGTGTACCTACGAAAATAAGAAATTTGGCTCCCCTGCTGCTGTGCATTGAGGGTTAAATCCATTGCCATACAGCTAGAGATACTAAAGCCAGTGTAGATACAAACTATCTGAGTACATACACTACCACCATCTATAGGCTGCAGTAATAACAGATCATGCTGTAATAAGATAGGCTCAACAGTCTCTAGGATACTATTGATATCTGCATAAGACTTCTTAAAGTGTGGGTTAGTAGCATTCTTATGTACTTTACCGATTAGTTGTTTTGCCTGGTGAAGGCGAACATAGAAGGGAGCAGGCTGCTGCTCAACCTCCTGAGGCTTTACAGCCTTAGTTGTTGATTTTTCCATTGGGTTAGTTAATTAATTGTTTACAAATATACTACTTATTATTCTATTTTCACATTATTTTCTAAAATTATTTATTATACTTCGCCAAAGGTGGTTAAATTTGGTAGTTTTGGCTAAAGATATCATACCACTCAATAAAATCATCAAAGGTCTTGCTTATAATATAGATCCCTCCTGCAGCTTCTATCATTAACTGATATTGCTTCTGCACCACTGACTGCTTATCCTTACCTATCTTTACTTCTATCTTTACTGATCTCCCATAAATAGTAGCAGAGATATCTGCAGATCCTGGAGTACCTGTGCCCTTGGTCCACTTCCCTGCAGTCTTAGTGCCATCGGTTCTATAGCTTTGTCTAAATACTCCCATTGTATTGATCCTTTCAGCTTGATGCTTAGAATGGTTAAGGAAGTCAGTAATGCATCTAGTGAGCCCATTAGCTGTAGCATCTGAGTACTTAGTGAAGGGGATGATGTGCCCTGGTGCTGATGGGTACCTGTAGCTCATGTACCTCTCCTCGAGCTCATGCAGTCTCTGTTTGTTTTGTTTGTTCATTAGAATAGTTTTTGTTGTGCCATGTGATTATTAATTCTTTGCATTGCTTTATCAAAATACTCCTTATCAAGCTCACAGGCTGTCAAATCAAATTTGTAATCGTGGCAAGCTATCGCAATTGAACCCGACCCCAAATGAGTATCTAAGATTTTGTCTCCTTCTTTTGCGTATTTGTCTAAAAGCCATTTGTAAAGTGCTACGGGTTTTTGGGATATATGTATTCTCCCTTCTTGATTACTATTAATTTTTACAAGTTGTGAATGAGATTTGAATGAAGTCCAAGCCATTTCAATTTGGCTCATAGTAGGTATGTAAGTCATTTTATCCCAAACTATAAAACATCTTGTATTTTGTAAATTTTCAATCATATAATTACCCCCCCAAACTATTTGATTTTTACTAACTCTAAATAATTCATTAAAATATTCTTTATTTGGTGGATTTCTATCCCATTCTATTCCACCTTTTTTTGCTAATCTTTTTAAATTATTACCACTTTTTGTTTCAATTGCTTTTCTATTATCTACACCTCCACCTATCCCATAAGGCGGGTCTACTATAGCCAAATCAAAATACTTATCAGGATACCTAGCCATAAGTTTCATGTTATCCTCGTTGGTTATCTGTATCATAACTTAGTTATTTTAAACCATCTACCTACTGCACTTCTCCCCTTATCAAAGTGATACCCCTTAAACTTGCAGTACTCATTAACCATCTTTAGATACCTTTGAGCATTCAAATCATGCCATCCACCTGTATATGTTTGGAAGTCCTGGATAGATACATTGTTATAGTGCAGCGTGTCCAGTGTGATGTTACCCTCTATTGCATAATCATAAAACTCCTTGTTAGTAGATGAGATAAACCTTTTGTCATTAGCATTGATAGCTACTGATTTAACAAGACCCATTGATAAGAATTTCTGCAGGTTACTGATCATGTAATTATCAAAGATTAACCAATCTACTACAGTCCAGCTATCAAATAATAACCTACCGTACTCATCTAATGGATTACGTTGAGCATTAAAGTACTGATTAAATTCTATTTCGTGCCTTCTCCTGTCATGGCTACCACCTGCACCACTTATCACATAGTTGGTAGTAATCACAATCTTAGGGCTCCTTTCAAATGGGATAAAGATCTCATCTTTATTTTTTCTATTTACTGTTATCCCTTCTGATATCAAACTAAATAGCTGCTCAAAATCAAAGTTCTTTTTAACATCATCAAAGGCCAGGATCTGACTATCTAAGTTTACCCTCTGATAGACAAAGTCTGACTTCTGAGGGTTGAATGCTTTACCATCTATCTTAACTATATTTCTAATCTTGCCTATGGCAGTTAGTACTAAGCTCTTACCACTTCCACCATTAGGATTATCATCTATCTCCTGATCATTAAAAATAATTGACTTCTGATCTGTTTTATCTTTGTAGGTATGCAGTAGATATCCTAGGGTAGTCTCTAATGCATTAATCCTTTGCTCATCATCAGCTGATACTTTTGACACAAAGCTCTTAAAATCATTTTCAATAGTTTTAGTTGGCTTGAAATCTCTATTAATGATCTGCCTATCCCAAATGTACCCATCTATATCTATGTAGGGCACAATATCTATCTTATCTTTTGTAATCTTAACTACTCCATTTCTGTAAGGTATAAAGCTCACATCTTTAGTATCCTGCAGCATCATTAATCCGATAGGCTCTAGCATAGATAAGTGGCCATCTGTAAAGAGGTAAGGTGATTTACTGCAGTAGTTCCATACATCCACTTGCTTCTGCTTCATAAGATAAGCTAAAACAAAATCCTTCACCTGGTCCACTGAGGATAGATTAACTTTGTTCTCTATTACCCTGACAAATGTCGGTTTTTCCGACCTCTCAGGATAATACTTATTAAATCCATACTTGTACAAAAAATCACGATACTTCATAGGATCTACACTAACAGCTTTCTTATCACTGATAGCCCAAAATACATCCTCACTATTAGCTACATCTTTTTTAACATCCTTAACCACTTCAGGCTTAATGTTTAACTGCTTAGATATATCACCAGGAGAGATACCCTCTTTTAGTTTTGACTTTACCTTTATGATAGTTTGAAAGTCCTCAAAATATTTAGTGCCTTTATCACTTCTTTTATAAGCAGATCCTACACAGGTATTAATTTCTATTTGAGAAAAGGTCTTATCACTATATTGATGCAGGTAAAGTTTAGCAGTATTTTCACTGATCCCATATTCACAAAAGCAGGATGCTACCTTAAACACCCAATTATTCCTACCATTACCAATATCACCATGGTTAAACTTCATGATATTATCAATGATATTAGCCTCATTAGTCATAGGTAGCACTGGCACCCTCTCAAAAGAGCTATGCCCTTTCTCCTCTTCTATAAGATTAAATACCTCAGCATTTAAATTTATATAAGCTGTAGGATCATAAGATTCAAAGCACACCCTGCTAACATTACAAGAGGATGGATCAAAGTAATCAGAATCAATAAACTCCTCAAAAGCCTTAAACCTTCTTTTATGCGTGAATTTATCTGATGGTGGTATCTTAATCACGCACTTTAGCCCTTTACCTGAGGGTGATACAAATATCATAAACACATTAGGGCATTCCATTAGTCTAGCCTTCTCAGCTTTCATTACCTTACTGCTAGGATAATCATCAAAGTCTAAGATACATAACCCTGAGTGCTCAATAAGGCCATTATCATTTCGTTCATTAAACGTACCATTAAACATAATAGCTCTAAGGCTGTTTTTTAGGCTGCTGTAGGCAGGATTATCATCCTCCATAGCTCTAAGGGCAGTGATCTTATCAATAAGCTCAGGGTAGCCCTCTTTTATCCTATTGTAAACATCTACTACATCCTGAGTGTAGGGAGTTTCTTTAGAATTGAATAAGGACTTGAATACAGATATCTTCATGGTTAGTTAGTTGGGGTGTAAATATAATCATTAATTCTATATGACAACTCTATGACGCAAAATGACGCAAATTTTAAGCACTTGTCATAGCTAATAAGTATACTGCTATTGACTATTAGAGCTTTATGACGCAAATGACGCAAAATAAAATAAAAAAAATTATTTAAAAAATGCAAAAAGTTACAGCGACCGCTAATAAGAGAATGTGGCATAGCGTCATTGGTTAGTAGTAATTGCATCTGATCTGCTCTTTAAGTTTCTCTAATTTCTCCAGGGTAACACACTCTAATACCCTCTGCTTTAATGGCTTATAGTATTGAGGTAGCACAAACTTCTCCCTTAATTCAATGGTATGCATCATATAAGCACTGTCTTTGTACTTTGAGTAAGTGTCATGCTTAGCTATCCCATTAATTACAGTGCAGTGGCTCTGATTAAACAGCCTACCAATTTGTGATAGTGTCATGCCATCCCTTTTGAGTACTTTATATAGGTAATACCTCTTGTAAAGCACATACATATACCTGCACTTTTGCTTTAGATCATGCTTATCTATGATAGCCTGGACCTCTTCTAGTCTTGTCATGATAATAGCTTAGGGTTTACTGATTTGAATAGCTCACTTTGACTATCTACTAATCCTACACTATTGATATAGTCTATCTCCACCTTTGCACTGGCTATGATGGTAGCACTCAGCTGAGCTATTGCTTTAGCCTTTTCTACTTCCTGCTGTACTTTCTCATTACTCATGTCCTCATCAGCTAATCTTTCAAGTGCCATAAAGATGTGATCACGTAGATCACTTAGTTTGTTGTTTGCCATTTGTTTTTCTTTTTAGTTTACGTGTTAGTTTCATTATCTCCTGTAGCTCAGCAGGAAATCTTTGTATAGTATTACGAGCCATATTCTCTCTCCTGGTTATTACTTTTAGATTTGTAAGCTCACAGTTCAAATAGTTGCCATCTAAAAATATGACTACAGATCCTGTAGGTATCTCACCATTTGCTTTGGTCCATACATATCTTTGCAGCAGCTCCCAGTGGCTATCTTTAATTTTGATATATTGGTAAGGCCTTCTTTGTGTATCTAATCTTATATTGATAGTTCCTACAGGCTTAGTATTGTAAGGCTTATTACCCTTTTTAAACATAGTAGGTGCTACCTTCTCATAGATTTCTGCATCCATCTGCTTACCCTTATTGTGTGGGGTGTGCCCTGGCTTAAACTGATTAGGTATAGATGGCTCTATGATCCTGCCACTTGCAGGTGTAAGCATATACGCATCTGATTTCTTTACCTTAGCACCCCATGCAGTGTTATATACCTTGCTTATGGTTACCCCTAGAAGCTCTGCTATATACTTACTGCTGTGATTTGGATATAGATCTATGATCTGCTGTCTTAACATACTGTCTCTACTTTAAGTATTAGTTTGGGCCACATAGCCATTATCATAATTGCATGATCTCTATCCAGTGCCTCTAAGATCCTGGTGCCTATCCTCTTTTTACCACCCTCAAAATAGTTAAAGGTTACTTTGTAGCTCTTCATATCTTTAAGGTAGATAGTTTAAATCATAGTATAGCTCACCCTTAGATATATTCTCAGGGGTAAATTCTAAGGTATCTGTGTAAGCCTTTACTATCTGCTCTTTCTCCATTGCTAAAAACTTATGAAAGTGGTTAATAAATTCTTTACCTTCTGTGGTGTACACATTGAATAGTTGGGGGTGCATCTCTTGTAGATCAGAAAATACTGCCTGTACTGCTGTCATCATAGTTTTGGTTTAATTTGTTTTGTTAGTATTAAGTCTAGTATCCTATCAGCTTCACCATTTTCACTTAATGGTAGATAAAATAAGTTATTATGATAAGTTTTTATGATGTAAATCATTTGCTCTCTCTCCATTTCTTTGGCTTTATCTATTGCTTTCCAATAGTCAAAATTCATTTCATTAACTAAATGATCTGATAACCACTCTACTGCTGTTTCTTTCATTTCTCTTGGGGTTTAGGTTCGTTAAAATCCTGCTCACTTAAGTAATCAAGGTACAGCTCCAGGTTGAAGCTGCCACCTTTATCATCTGCTGAGCTCTGCTCTCTCCACCATAGCATCTTCCTTTTAAGGCTAAAAGTGGTAGGGGTGAATTGGTTATCGTTAGTTTCCATATTTATATACATTCTGAATTATTATAAAACCATTCTTCTACCATCTCAGTAGTTTCTTTTAGCTCTTTGCTAGTTAATTGGTAGCTTAGTTTAGTATCACCAATGCTTTTATAGCTATCTATTACCATTGCCTCATATACACCTTCCTCAATAAAGTAGCATTGAAATTCAACAGTATAAATGATGCCTCCATCTTCTGAACCCCACCATAATGTAAGGTAGCTTTTATCTTTGTAGTCTATTATATATTCGTTTGTCATAATTTCTATTTTTTATATTATAAATAACAGGCAAAGTACATCCCTACCCAAAGTATTGCAAAGGCACAGATGCCCTGTATGATTTCAATAGTTCTCATCTAGTCCTAGTTTTTCGATTAATATTAATAGTGTAGTGTATTTGGTTTGTAGTCTCTGAGCTGCAAGATCTTTGTATCCGAACTCTTTTACCATTTCATTGTACTCATCTCTAAGCTCTACTGAGTAGGCTAGGATAGTGGCTGTCATTTCTTCTTTGTTCATTTGGTTAGTTTTAATTGGTTATGGACAAATATACGTACTTACAATGAATTGTTTACAATTATACGTTATCAATAATCATTCTAAATAAGGAATGTGAACATATAAACCTATCATGTATAGAAAATGAAATAATTTGGACATGACAAAAAGGGTTAATATGTTAGCTATATTATACATTATGCCACTATTCTAGCTATTATGTTGGCTATAACCGTCACAAATATTGGCAAAAAAATAGCCCCCCTGCCAAACTAACCAAAGATACAGAGGGGCCTGGTCTCTAATACGAAACCTGATGCAAATATATGTAAAAAATTACAAATTAAACTTATGACTATCAATATATTTTGTCACTAATCTTTCACCTGTAGTAGCTCTTAATATTTTTATGGTAAGAATCCTGCCACCTAATGGCTTAATGGGAGCTCCTCTCTCTACGTGCCACCCTTGGGAGCCATCTCCATACTCTTCTTTGTAGGTACCTGTGAGCATTAGGTGTAGATGCTTTTGCTTTAAGTAGTATCCTGTCTTAGGAGATTGCTCTACTGTATCCCTTACATCATTTCTGCAGCTATTCTCATGTATGTGGCCCATAGAAAAAACTTCAAAGCCTTCATAAAGCTCTAAAGCCCTGGTTAAATTGATAGCACCCTTAGTAACTATACCACCACCACCTGATCCATGGAAGTATTTTATCTTAGTAGTGTAGGATGTACCCCATCCTGATGCCTGCCTAATAATAAACCATCCACCATAACCACCTGTCTGAATATTAGATCCTGCTTTATAGTTTAGAAGGTCCACAAATCTCTGCAGGATGTCAGTCTCTTGCCATTTAATTATAGCTGTCTCATGGTTACCATAACCTACTAGCTTAATGATGTGAGCATAGGGCAGAAACCACTCCACAGCTGTCTCTATTATAGAGTCTAAGTACCTTGCATTATTATGCTCAGGTCTAATGTCAGACTTGTTTCTCCTATTATCGCCCCTCCCCTGCATGCAGCAAAATAGGTCCCCATTTACCATCACAGGTATATCCTCTTCTAAGCAATAGTCTAGGTGCCTCTTTATCATCTCTCTATCACAGTGAGGGTTATCCCAGTGCAAATCTGAGAGCATAGCAATCTGAACATGGGGCTTATCAAAGGTAAGCTCATGCACATTTTTTGAATGTTTGATCATAAATAAAGTTTTAGTAATAGTCTAGTGACGAATGACAGGAGTACTCCTGCTAGGAACCCCCATAGTAACAGCATCCAATTAGTTTTAGACTTAGTTATCTGCACAGCTTTACGCTGCTCTTTAGCTTCTCTATAGATATACTTGTATTTCAGCACATCCTGCTTTAATACCTTAGTCTTATATCTGTACTCTATCCTAGTCTGATACCTGGTCTTAGGCATTTCTAGGATCTGTATAATAGTGTCCTTAGTCGTTATGAATTTTTCCCATACTATAGTATCACCAACTATTACAGCCACACTATCTATAGTATTAATCTTAATTGTATCATTTGCTATGCTTAACCCAAACTTAACCGCCTTCTTATAGTGGTATTGTGCTTTCTTAGCGTCTGAACAGCCATATAGTAGGGTTAGTACTATAAGGGGTAGTAATAGCCTCATAGCTCAATTAAAGTATATGTAAACTTATTGCCAAATGCTGCCTTAGCTTTATTTATAATTTTCATGAATTCTACAAAGTTTGCATTATACCTAAACACCTGGCATCCCTCTGAGAAATAATCCACATAGCTAGGGTCTTTGTAGATGGATGATCTGTGAATGTTAATCCCAAAGTACCCTGTATCAGTTACCTTCTCATCATAGGTAGTATCTTTGTTGTTATCTCTATATACAGTAACATTACCTAAGCGTTGGCAAAGAGCTTCATACTTACCATTATGCAAAGAGACACTATACACCCCTCTATATTGCCCTGGCTTTAATCTAGCAACTCCTTTAGACTGTCTTAATATTTCAGTTGGTTTTTTCCCTGGATCTGTAGTGATTTTCCACTCATGATACTGCCATACTCCCATTAATTTATAGGATACTGTAATCACATCATCAAATAAATTAGATACGTTCTTACCTGGCTTTAAGTTTCTTACTCCTACGATGTTTACATCATAGTCTTTATCACTATTAAACCAAACATAACCCTTATTCTGTACTGCTGTCTCTGTTATCTCTCTTGTATAGCTCATCTTTCAAAAATTTAATTTCTTTTTTTAGTAGGAAGTGCTCAAATATCATAAGGATACTAAACACTGCTAATATGTAAGCTGCATATTTCATGATCTGTAAATCATGGCTTTAATCTTCTCCTGCTGTAAGAAGTTCAAATACTTAAATAGTTTTCTTATCATTTTATTGTATCTATATCCTGTTTAATATCTCTAGCCCTAGCAAATAATAGCTTCATAGCCTGCCACAAATCAATACCTTTGACTGCTTTTATATTCTCTGAAATTGAAAGCGTCTCAATGGATACTAGCACTAATGCAAGTATTTTTGTGAGCATTAAAGGTATGCTGAAAAAAACTAATATGATATCATTGAGAATAAACCTATCTATCAGGTAGAATAAAATAACAGCCACTTCATATAACATTAATTTAGATATGATAGCTGAGAGCTTCCTAGATGTAATAGGTATGCCTAATTTCTTAGCTTTCCATACCCCTGTAATAGTATCTACTACTATGGCAAACCCAATTAAAAATAAGATCCCTGAGATAGGTAAAAAGAAAGTAGATACCACTGCTAATAATTGAAGGGATGATTTTTGAATAGAGGATAGTAAGATAGATAATTGTAGTTTCATTAGAGAATAAGAATAGAGTTATTATATCCATTTTCTCTGAACGTACCACAGGTACCTAGGCAAGTGGTTTGATATTGGTTAATGCAGCTGCAGTTATTAAACATAGGCCTAAGATCAGTATCCTGATTAGTGGTAGATATGAACTGAGGAAATAGGTTTCTATTAACTAGCAGCCATCTGATTAGTCTCTGCTCAAAGAAGCTAGCTTTCTGTGCATAATGCTCCATCCCAAAGGCTACCTCATTACGTGATACACTAGCAGAGTAATCTCCTGACTGAGTTTGCAAACCTTTATTTTTAAGTTGGTAAGTCAAACCGAAAACAGCATCCTCTGCAGATCTCCATGCAATTACAGGTTGAATAAACTCAACTAAATTTATCTCATCAGGATTAAGTGCTGTGTTATTATACTGAGTTAATAAATAGTTATAGAAAGTAGTGCCTAAAATAGGCTGTACTCTTAGTGCTGCCTGAGTAGCTATGTATGGTGTTACATCTGTTACATCCACATTGGCTGTAATAGGTGTATTTACTTTTAGATAAGTTTCTGTTATGAAATATAGCATTATACAATGGGTGTTATAGGGGTTGCTACTACAGCAGCAGCTGCTGCACTTTGTGTTACATCACCACCCTCAATAGGAGGTAGGGATGCTAAGGCTCTCACCTCATTAATTGTCATAGTCTCTAGTACTTTGTTAGCTACCAATGGGCTAAGG